ATGAAAAATAATAAGAAACAACCTGACGTGTACGTGCCTACGCGCGAAGAGTTCGATGAGTTTTGTGCTCATGGAATGAAGTTGGATGATAAGGAATGGATTGATGCCATTTGGAATCTTGTATCAAAAGCAGGATGGAAAAAGAAAAATGGCGAAGCTCCTAATCATTGGCACTCACTTGTGTCTGCGTATAATGGCGTGTTGATTGCAAAGAGAGGAAGAAAACCTCGTTTACGAGTAACAAAAAAAGTTCCTCAGCATGAAAAGACAATCATCAATGAGATTGAAGAGACGTTTCCTGACAATGGTCTTCATTATGTAGCATACACTGATGGTTCTTGTGACAACTTATCTCAAACTAAGGCTGGTGGTGCGGCATACATCATTCTCAAAGATGGGGAAATTTTAAAGATGAAGAATCATGGTCAACTGAATACGTCAAATAATAGAATGGAGTTGTTGGCGATTATTAGTGCTGTGAACGCTTGCCCTAATGGTGCATACGTGGATATTTATACAGATAGCCAGTATTGTATCTTGGTGCTCTCCAAGTCATATAAGCCAAAGAAGAATCCTGACCTCTATGAGTCGTACAAGAAATGCTCTGCTCATTTGGCAGGAGTTCGTTTTCACTGGGTGAAAGGTCACAATGGTGACAAGTACAACGAAATGGTTGATAACTTGGCTTATGGCGCATATTGCGACATTTGTGAACAATATAACATCGAGAAATCGAAAAGACATTAAAATTTTGGCTTATGGAACTTGATATGTTGATTAGAAGTGCCCTGAGTGATGCTAATTGGTTAATTGCTAAGGGTGGCACGGATAGGGCAGAAGTCCTGAATCGTGTGCTGGGTAAGATTGATAATGTCCTGAAGGAACTGGATGGGGCAGAACTCATTGACCTCAACAAGGTGTGGCATCAGGCGAAAGATGTTATGCCACCAAGAATTTATGGCGGCAATCATGCAGACTTGCTGTGTGTGCATCAGTTCAAGCCTACTTCTCATCCTCATCTTACTCACGAAGAGAACTGCCCTGAGTTTGAGGAGTATCTTAAAGCGAGTCCGAATGACTGGTGGTGTAGAACTGGGGATTTGTTGAAGAAGGAACATCGTGAACTTTATTGGAGATAAAGACAATGATTAGAATGATATGGAATACTCTGTATGCAAAGCCTAAGAACTGGCTCTGTGGGTTGCAGACGGATATGGATGGGGATAGAAGAGCGAGAGGTGGAATAAAAAAGAATAGGGAGTGCTCACGCATTCCCTATTTCGTTATCCTAACAATCTTAAAACCTATAAACCAAAAACCTATGAAAAAAACAAACGTTCTTCTTATGAATTACATTTTATCCTTCCTCTTCTGACATCTGTCTCAACTTCTCGGTGAGGGCATTGTGAACCTCACGCTTATCGTCAAGAGTGACGGTCTGTAGCTTAGGGCAGTTGAACTCCAAAATCTTGATGAAGGTCGCAACCTTATCCTTCGGCTCACACTTATACCATGCTGCCATAAAATCATCCCAAGCCTCTCTAGAAAAGTCAGCACACAACTCACGAAACTCCTTTGTGATAGGAGACTCGTAACCTTTCTGTTTACCTCCAGTCTTTGCTCTACCTTTCTCGAACTGACCTTTTGTATTTCTATCTGCTGCCATTGTCTTAACTATTTTGGTGCAAAGATAGTAATTTGTTGGCAAACGGAAACTTTATCCGTTAACTTACCACCTAAATAAACGGATAAAATACGAATCTCGGATGGTATCTGTATCTTTGTACCATTATTAATAATTAAATTTTCATATATATGATAGGTGCATTAATAGGTGCTGGGCTTGGGCTTGCAAGCAGTATTGCTGGCGGTATAGCTAACCGCAAGGCGAGACGTAAGCAGGAGCAGATGATTGCCCAGCAACAGAGAGAAAATCAGGCATGGTATGACAGAACATACAATGCCGACCCGACCAAGCGTGCTGATACGGTTCGCTTGCTCACACAGATGCAGGAGCAGATTAAGAACCGCAACAAGGCTGCCAAGGGTAGACAAGCGGTAATGGGCGGTACGGATGATTCCACTACTGCGGTGAAGGAGGCAAACAACAAGACTCTTGCTGATACTACCTCACAGATTGTAGCTGCAAATGATGCCCGAAAGGATAACATCGAGCAGCAGTATATGAACAGAAAGAATCAGTTGCAGAACCAGCAGATGGGTATGGAAGCTGAGAAGGCTGCTGATACTGCCAATGCGGTTGCAGGTGTGGCTGGTACAGCTGCAAACATCGCTGCATCACTTGATAGTGGTGCTGGTAAGAGTAAGGTGGCTCGTCCTAACGTGGAAATGCCTACCGATGCAGAAATGGCTAAGTTGGATGCAAAGGTGGGTGCGGCTCCTACCCAGCAGCAAGTAGTGAATGATTTGAACAATATGATTGGTGACAATGCGCCAAAGAAGATTAAAGCATAGCCTATGAAAGCATCAGATATGTTACGAAACAACAATGGCTTGAAGACTACACAGAGTGTGCTCAACAAGCAGCAGAGTGGGGTGGATGCCGCTCAGAAGGTGGCACAGACTCAGGCTCCAGTCTTCACCCAGCAGCAACTTGATGCGGCTGGAAAGAAGGTTGACCAGATGAATGCTGCTACTCCCACCGATGATGCTATGAAGGCGGCTAGGGCTAAGACTATCGCTACACAGCAAGCCATCGCCAATGGGGTGGACGTGAATCAGGGAGTGCCTAGTGATGAGGAGGATAAACCATCTGTCCCTATCGTGAAGAAGGAAGAGCCTAAACCTCAGCCTAAGCAGTTGTCTTATGCTGATATGTATAAGATGCTGAATCCTGAACTGAATGAGACTGCTGAGCAGAAGGCGAACCGAGAGAAGAAGGAACGTACCAAGGCTCGTATCGCAGCTCTGGGTGATGGTCTCCGTGCGCTATCCAATATCTACTTTGCTACAAAAGGTGCAAAGGTGGTACACAATCCTGAGTCGGATATGACTAAGGCGGTGAATAAACGCAAGGCATATATGGATGAGCAGAGAGAAAAGAATCGGGCATTATGGCTGGCTGGGTATCAGAGGGCACTCGCTCTTGATGAGGAAAAAAGAAAGAATAACCTGACTCTCGCTGAACTGGTGAGGTATCACGATATGCAGAACGAAATCAACAAGGTGAAGAATGACCAAGGGCAGCAGAGAATTGACCAAGGTAACAGAAGACTTGACCTTAGTGAGTTGAAATATACCAATGATGCCGAGTATAAAGATAATCAGTTGAAGATTAAGAAGATGCTTGCTGATGGTCAGATTAGTCATTGGGCTGCTCAGGATGCACTTGCTAGACTGCGAGAAGGACGAATTTCTAATAAGGCTCAGAAATCTTCGGGCGGTAACAAAACTACTGCTGGATATTGGTATGAGTATTACGACATGATGGACACTCCTGAGGGTCAGAAGAAGATTAATGAACTTAAAAGAAAGTTGAGAATCAAGAATGTTACTCAGACTAACGTGAGATATATCATGGATAGATTGAAAGGAAGAAGTAGTTCTGCTGGAGGTGGTAAACCGTCTGGTGGTGGCAAGCATACAACACATAAGGCTGGCGGTTCTTCGGCTGGTGGCAAGAAGAAGACTGGCGTAAAATGGTAACAGAATTGGTAACAAGAATTTGGTAACAAACAAATATATATATCATGGCAGAAAGACCATTATACACTTTATACAAGAATCTGAAAGCACAGAACTATGATGTGCCTGATGATTACAATAAGTTTGAGAGTGCTCTGACAAGAGACGGAAATGGTGGTGCGGATAACAGGCATGCTATCTACGAGAACTTGAAGGCTCAGAACTTTGATGTTCCATCAACTTATGAGCGTTTTTACTCTGCACTCTTTGAACCACGTAGTAAGACTTCATCTAGAGCGAAGGGCGGTAGTGTTCCTATGAGTGCTGCTGACCGTGCTCGTTTCTCTGCTGGGGCAGCAGCTATCTCGGCTAGTGCTCAGCAGACAATGAACAATGCTGGCAGATACAACAGACTGAAACAACGCAAGCAGAAACAGCAGAAGGATTTCGGTCGTGTGAACTTGGGTACACATCAGACTCCTTATGGTGGTGATGCAAACAATGTTGTGAAGGATGATTTTGCTTACAATCCTGAGACTGGCAAGACTGGCGCATACGTTACATCGGACAATGAGAATGTTTATTCTCTTCCTGAAGCTGAGCAGAAACAAGCTATTCTTGACCAGCAAAACAATGCATATCAGGAAGCGGTAGATACTGGTGAGATACCATCTGCCTTTGATGTTCGTGACAAGAAAGGTAACTATGACTTGCAGGAGAACATCGGCAAGAATGGAACCTACCTTACTGAGGAGGGTGCTCAAAAGCAGTTTGACAAGAAGCTGGCTGATGCCTATGCCCGAAAGAAGGAGATTGAGGCTCTTATCGCTGAGGATAATCGTCAACACGGCAATCCTTTGCTCTCTTATGGTGCTAGTATCGGTGCAAGTAACGGAAGAACTGCTGAGCAGAGTGACTATAGAAATAAGTTGGCAACCTCTCTTTCTCTGGTTACTGAGCAGATTGGTGCACTTGAAGCGGTGAAACAATATCCTACAAGTAGCTGGGGTGAGGATGCCTTGAAGGCTCTTGACAATACTGCATTTACTGCAAAAACATGGGATTTCGGTCTGACTGACTTCGCTATCATGGGGCAGATGGAACGTATCAAGACAAAGATGGATAACAAGATTCCTCTCTCTGGTTCTGATAAGATGCTCCTGAAGAGTAAACTTGGTGCGGATGCTGCTACGGCTATCGAAGATGAGAAGATGGGTAACGTCTATCGTTGGACGAAAATTGCAGGGCAGAGTCTCCCATTTATGGCTGACTTCTTCCTGACTGGCGGTTATGGTGGTATTACCAAGGGCATCAGTCGTGGAGCCTTGAAATTTGCTGCTAAACGTGGCATGGGCAAGGTGAGTGCTGCCATCTTGAAGAATACTGGTATCGTGGCTGGCGATGTTATCGGCTCGTATGCAATGGCTGGAACTGAGCAAGCGTTGAAGACTGGTGCTGACATCATGCAGCGACATCTTGGTAATCTGTATCAGGATGAGAAGGGTGATTATAAGTTTGGTACTTTCGATGAGAATGGAAATCTTCTGCATGAGGGTGGTGAGTCTATTGGTACTGCTCTCTATAAGGGTATGACCTCTGCTATGGTAGAGAACTATACAGAAAAACTTTTCGGTCACAACTATGGTATCAAGAAGGGTGCTGTCAACTTCATGGAGAAACATGGTATGAATGCTTCTGCTGAGTTCTTCAAGAATATCGGCAAGAGTGGATGGTACACCAATTCCAAGAAGTGGATGGAGAAGTTCGGTATCAATGGTTTCGCTGAGGAAGTGATGGAGGAGGAAATTGGTATTCCTCTTCATGCCCTGCTGGATGGTGAAGGTAAGGTGAGCGACCTTCTTGATGCTAAGCAGCAACTCGACATCATCGGTGGTATGGCTATCTCGGTCGGTTCTATGTATGCGATGGGTGCTGGCTCCCGACCAGTAAAAGGTATCTACAATCGTGCTCAGTACTACCGATTCCGCAACAAGGTGAACGTGGCTGATAGTGATGCAGAGAACCTTATGGGCGATAACTGGGCAGACATCAAGGATAAGATAGACAACGCAACTAATGAGCAGATGGGTAGTGTGCTGGCTGATATTCTCAGACAGAGAGATACCATGACCAAGGAACAGATTAATGCTGCTGTTAACTATGGTGTAAACCTGATGAAGATGCGTGGCTACAATATTGCCAAGACTGCTGAAATGAATGCCAAGGAGATTACCAACGAACCAACAACACCTGAGGAGCAGCATCAGGCAGATATTGACAACGCTTATTCTGAGGGGCATGATGCTGATGATGCAGATAAGCATGATATTCAGATTCAGCAGGAAGACCAGATGAAGACTCTTGCAGCAGCATTGGGTATCTCTGAGCAGCAGTTATCAGCCATGAGCGATGAGGAACTGGAATCCCTGACTGGGCAGGATGATAAACTTGACCAAGCTATCTATGACTACCAGTTGTCTTCTGCCCGATACCAAGGTGTGGTTGATGATGCACAAGATAAGGTTGACCTCGCTGCACATCAGGCAGAACAGAGAGTTGATATGTACACAGACCAGAGTCGTGGTTCTGTTCGTAACGCTACTATCAAAGCATCAGGCGGCTTGGAAGACTATGGTGTATATATTATCAGTGGTAATATTGCTACTCATGATGATGGCTCCATTGATGTAAGCAATAGCGATGATATGATTCTCTATTATGACCCGACAACCAATAGCGTTGAACATGCTGATGCGTTGATGTTCGCTGAACTGGGTGAAGAACTCCCTGCTGATGATGTGAAGGCTCAGGCGGTATCTGATGCTAAAGAGAATGCTATCAAGGAAGTGGCTGGCATCATTGATGGAACCGTTGAAGTTGGCTCCCAGTTCAATGTGACTGATACTGATGGTACTGAACATACCTATGAAGTGTTGGCTGACTATGGTGATGGTACTGCTGCTATTTCTATAGATGGTAACGTGGTGGAGAATCCTTATTCGCTTGCAGACTTGCAGCAGATGAAAGACTTGGAAGACCAGAAGAGACTGGAAGCTGCCAAGGCTGAGCGTGAGCAGATGGAGAAAGAACGTGCTGCTCAGCAGAATCAGGAGACTGAGCAGACTCAACCTTCATTTGACTTCAATCAGATTCTCAATGATAATGGTAACGTGGTGCTCGTTGATGTGCTCGACAAGGATGGTAATACCAAATACCCTGACTCTAGATTATTCCTTATCCGTGATGCTGGTGCTAAAGCTAAGGTAGTTGAGTTGAAGAGTGATGGTACTCTTGTTCCTCATGCTGTGAACAAAGAAGATGTGGCTACAATCTCTTCTATGTCGCTCGATGAATACAAACAAGCTATGCCTGAATCCTCAATGATAGAGGATAATAGTGGAGAGAATAGAGGTGAGATAGAGGTGGAAGCTCCGACAATAGAGGGCGAGGTCGCGGCTCCTGTTAATGAGGTCGCGGCTCCTGAATCTGCTGAGACTCCTGCAACTGAGCAGACTCCTGCTGCTCCTGCCATTACTCTTGAAGATGGAACCATCGTGCCTATGCTGGAGGATGGCAATCCTGACTTCTCGAAGCTGACTGCCGCACAGACTGCTGAGCTATATGATAATCAGTTTGGTGAGGATGCAGATAGTATCGTATCTGGATATGTGTCTGATGCAAAGAAGGCACTCGACAAGGCTAGCAACATGACCGTGAAGGGCAAGACTTTCGTGGAACAGAAGGCTGCTAAGGATGCCAAGGAGAAGGCTATTGCTGATGCTAAGGCGGCTTATGACTCTGCTATCGCTATCCGTGATGCTTATAATGAGCGACAACTTGCCAAGGTGGAAGATACTGCTGAGGGTAGAAAGGAACTCATTGAGAAGGCAAGAAGAAAGTTCGCTCGCTTGAAGAGTGCGGTGAAGGATGATGCTGAGGCGGTGGCTCAAATCTATAAGGAGACGGTTGGAACTCTGCTGCATCGTCTGTATGATGGTACTGGCATTGACGTGACAGATACGATTCCGCTTACTGCCGAGGAGTATGTGGCTAGTAACCTCGGTGCTCACTCTCTCAACTATGAGGGAACAGAGACAAGTAAGGGCGTTAAGCAGGAGACTGGATTGAGTAGAGAAGACTTTGCCAAGACTCAGTTGCTCGCTGCTGATGGCAAGGGAACTACTATTGATGCGCTCGTTCATAGTCTGTGGGAGAATCGTCCATCCAACCTTGAATCACTCGATACTCAGGATATTCGTAACGCACTTATCGGTGTACTCAATAGCGGTTTCAAGGCATCGGAAGCAAGGAATTTTGTTGAAAATATTCGCATTGCTCAGGCTGAGAACATACTTGAAGAGCAGAAACGTGCTCAGGAGAATGCAGCCTATGCTGAGCAGCACAAGGCTGAGCCAGAGGCCGAGTTGAAGGCGAAGTCGGATGAAAAGGCTGAGTTGAAGGCGAAGTCAGAGGCGAAGTTGGATAATGAATCGGATAATAAATCTAATGATTTGTCTAATGAATCGGATAATGAGAAGATAAATGACAATATAAATGATAATATAAATGTTCCTGAGGATGCTACAGATGAAGCTCCTTTAGGCGCACAGCGTGATGAATCTGACCTTCCTTTCTCTGCCAAGGAGAATGGCAAGCAGCAGACAACTGCTGAGCGTGCTGCTGACGTAGAGAAGAATAAGGTGGATGATATGAAGGTCGTTGACAATATCGTGGGCGAGAAGACTCGCAAGGCTTTCGAGAGACTGTCTAAGATGATGGGTGCTACCATTCAATGGCAGTACTCAGACAAGTTGGGTAATGGCTGGATTCAGGAGACTACGGATGCCGATGGCAACGTGCATCGTACTATCTTCATCACTCTTGACTCTTCTATCACGGAAGGTGCTCAGTTTATCTTCGGTCACGAAATGACTCACCAAATCAAGAACCTGAACCCTGCTGCATACAATGAGTTGACTCAGCTTGTGCTCGATACCTATGGCTCTGATGCCTTCGACAAGGCGGTAGATGAGACCATGCAGAGATATTCTGATGCTGGGTTCTCTGGACGTGCTAGAGAGTACTATGCTGAGGAGGTTGTTGCTGATTCGGTAGGTGAAATGATTCGTGACCTCAACTTGGCTCACACTCTCGCTATGAAGATGTCTCATCCTCTTCTCGCTGCTATCCATGAGATATTGCAGAAGATTAAGTTGGCATTCTTTGGCACAGAGTATAGCGATGTAACCAAGAACATCATCCGCTCCATTGAACAAGCCTACGTGAAGACTGCCAATGGTGAGGTGACAAACTCTGAGACTGGCGAAGATGTTTCGTTCTCTCTCCGTCAAAAGCCTGAGCCTAAGAAGAAGGGAGTCGGCTACAAGGTGTTCGTGTTGAAGGATGGCAAACTATATCCACCAATGGTAGCGAACCCTGATGGTGCTGCTACTCCAGTTGGTGTATGGCTCGATGCTGATGCGGCTCCTATTGCAGGAGAAAGCAAGACTGGCAGACCTCAGGTTAAGCAGGGCGGCAAGGGAACACAAGGCGGTAGCGGTAAGCTAGCCTATAGACCAGGCTGGCATCTTGGTGTCGTGCCTTATGCTATTCAGTTCAATCGCAAGGATGCTGAGGGCAACAAGACTCTCTTTCCTAAGAATTTCGTTTTCGCTGAGGTGGAGTATGCTGCTGATGTTGATTATCAGGAGGAAGCTCGCCAAGAGGGTATCAATCCATCGGGCAAGTATCAGCATTCATTGGCTGGCTTGAAACATCTGCCTACTGATGGCTATTATATGTATCGTACCAACCCGAACCCTGAGACTGACCCTTGGGTGATTACTGGTGCGATGAAGGTGAACCGTATCTTGACCAGAGCAGAGCAAGCTGACTTGGTAAGCAAGGCTGGTCGTGAACCTCAGCAGATTCAGGAGGGCGATATTGTTACTGATGATGTTGTGAACAGCATCAATCAGGAGATAGCTGATGCTCCTAAGTTCTCGCTGAAGGTGTATCATGGTAGCGGTGCTGACTTCACAGAGTTTGACTTCGACCACATGGGCGAGGGTGCAGGCTCACAAGCATTCGGTTGGGGTGGCTATGTTACTTCATCGGAAGAGATAGGAAAAAGCTATGTAGAGTTGACACGTAAAAAGCCTACTTACGTCTATAATGGTAAGGAAATGTCTGAGGATGATTTGCGCTCTGTTTTGTTGGATAAGGTAGGTATAGACAACGCTAATATTCTTGATGATTTCTTGTATAATCTTGAAAAATATGGTGTATCAGAAGCTAAAAGCATATTGCGAAAAGGTGATTACGCTTATTTTAAAGACCTTCTTAAAGGTACTTATGGTAGTATAAGGAGTGGTTATCAGAACAAAGTAGATGCAGCAGAACTCATACTTGCTCCTAGAAATATCCGTGTTAAAAAGTATAAGGGAAATCTCTATGAGGTGGATATACCTGATGATAATGGAAACAACTATCTGGATTGGGATGCTCCTTTGACAGATAAACAGAAGAATACAATTATTAAAGAATTAAGGCGATTAAAAATAGATTTTGCCGACTTTAAAAAGCGTGGTTTTTCTTTTGATGGTTCATTTGGCGGTAATTCCTATGATTTTCTAATGTATGCTTTAAGAAAAACAAAGAAGTGGAAAGATGTAAATGCTAGTCGTGCAGTTAGTAAGTTCCTGTCTTCTATTGGCTTCACTGGTATCAAGTATAAGGCTGGTACTATCTTTGGTGGTGCTGAGGAAGGCGATACCAACTATGTTATCTTCAAGCCTGAGGATATGAAAATCACAGAGCACACCAAGTTCTCGTTGAAGACTTATCACGGAACAGGAGCGAACTTTGACCGCTTTGATACTTCACATGCCTATGAAGGTGCAGGCTCAGAAACTTTCGGTCATGGTATTTACGTGACTAAATCGGCTAAAATCGGTGCATCCTATGCTCTGAAAGCTAAGGTAAAGAAGATAAAGACTCCAAAGGCTTTCAAGGCTATCAAGAATGGTGATAATTGGTTCGGTAGATTCATTGATAATGCTGTGAGAAGTTCTTTCGCTAAGTCAAAGAAGGAAACTTTTAACAGAATGGATGAACTTATCAAGGAGGATGAGAATATCGTCAATGACGAGACTAAGCCAGAGTGGAAAAAAAATGCAGCACAGAAGGAGTTGGCTGATTTCGATAAGTTGAAGTCTTTGTTTGAGGGCTTGACAGAGGAAGATATTCCTTCTTTGAAACGTGCCAAGGCTAACAGATACGAGGTAGAGATACCTGATGATACTGGCAACAATTACCTTGATTGGAACAAACCAATGAATAAGGAGCAAAAGAAGATTGTTCGTGAAGGTTTGGAGAAACTAGGTGTTGATGTTGATAGGTTGGTACGCAATGGTTACTCACTTGACAAAAACTTTGGCGATGTTTACAATGGTCTGTTGTATTATGCGTTGAATGGAACAAAGTTTGAGGAACGTGACAGTTTTGTGGCATCTAGCAACTTCCTATCTTCACTCGGCTTTACAGGTATCAAGTATTATGCTGGTACGATATGGGGTGGAGCGAAAAAAGGTGACTTGAACTATGTGATATTTAATGAGGATGATGCAAAGATAGTTGGTAACACTAAGTTTTCGTTGAAGTCAAAACCAGTTCGCTTTGAAGCTGGCAAGAAACTCAGCGATGAAGAGAAGAAGGAAGTCCTTTCTACATTGAAGGATGCCTACAAGGTGAATGGTGTTCCTTTTCACATCGAAGAGACTGCTGGCGGCAAGGAGAAGAGAGTGTATGAACCTACTGCTGATAGCTATGTTGTGAGCGATATAACCAATCGTCCACTAAGATACTATATCACTTTGCCAGATGGTCGTGTGGCTCATCCTACTGAGGTATATCCTAATATCTCGGATAATGAGGTGAAGTCTTCGGCTACCAAGCAGGGCTTGCTTGATGAAGAGGTTGACCAGATTGTTAGTGCTGCCATTGGCAACATGAAGGATATTGCCGACAATGCCAAGGCGGTAGAGGTGCTGACCGAATTGCAGAATCTCCCACATGAGACACATGATGTTGGTTATGGTATGAACAATGCCCAGTCATACAACTACAAGACTGGCATCTTTACTTCTGATGCTGCCCAAGCTATAGATTATGTGGTAAGACGAATGAGAAGAAAGGAAGATGTTCCTGCCGAGGTTCCTACTGCTTTGAAGAAGGCGGTAGCTGATAGCTATGGTATGGTTGATAACCTCATTGATGGCATGAGTTCTACTAATTTCTCGTTGAAGGATAATCAGGGGAATCCTCTGAATCAGGATGGTACTTTTAAGCTGGATAAGATTAAGTCCGTTGATGAATTGACGGATGAAGACTTCACTAGTGCCTTTCGTAATGTAGAGTTTCCTGCTATACCAAAGAATGTGGATGCTGCAATAGGAGCAAACGGAAAGCCTGTTGTTATCAAGAAGAATATTTTTGAGAAGAATTGGAATGCTCACAAGTTTACTCCTGCTGAAAGCAAAAAGGTATTGAATGATGCTTTATACAATACAGATTTGGTAGGGCATACACAGCCAACAAAGAAGCCTAACCATTGGGTTGCAATCAAGTTGGATGATAAAAGTCCTATCACCGTGTTGGAAGTAAACGACAACAAGGATAATGTTGAAGTTGTTGGTTGGTATACACTTGATGAAAGAAATCTTGGGAGAATAAAAAGACAAGCTGAACGAAATGGCGGCGAACTCATTATGTTAACTCCTAAAGATGATAAGGTGGAAAGCCTTTCCACTCCTCCGCTCAGCTCTGCTGCAAAGATAGACAATTCTTCTGAAACTGCCAAGGAAAATGGCGAAAAGTTTTCGTTGAAGGATGAAAAAACTCTTGTAGGTGTACACAATATATCAGAAGAGAAGCTGTTGAAGGCTATCAAGCAGGGTGGTCTTGCCAATCCGTCTGTGGCAGTCATTGACTCTAGTAGGCAAGACCATAAGGCGTATGGTGGCATTTCCTTGATTATGCCTTCCGATAAGATTGCCAAGCGTACTGGCAAGAATGCAGGTACTTGGCAGGGTGATGCTTATACTCCTACCTATCCGCAAGTAGAGAGACAGATGAGCAATAAGGGGGCAGAAAAAGCTTCTAAAGATGTTAGTTCTGTTCCTAGCGATATGTATAGCGAGGTAAGAAGAGAACTTGACAGATGGCTGGATGGTGGAGAAGCGAACTCTGCTATGGCTTATATGTTCCTTCACGAAAAAGGTGTGGTTTCTGAACCGAAGAAGATTCAGCCTAAGTTTAGTGATGAGGCTTATAACGAGTTGAAATTTATTACTGCTGGAGACTTTAATATCTATGGTATCGGCAAGGCTGATGCCCAGAAGGTCTTGGATATGTACATTGAGGCAAAGTTTGATGGCGATAAGGATTTGTATGAGGAGAAGACCAAGGCTTGGCTGGAAAGAAACAAGTCTATCGTTGATGCTGGTGCTAATGGTGGAATGAGATATGCCATTGCCAAGGAGAATGTTGAACTATATGATGAATATGGTTTCAACTACAAGGGTGTGCAGTCTTTCGTCCGTGATGTAGAGTATGACCATCGTAAGACTGGTGTTGACACGGATGCTACGCTTAATGAGGTTGAAAACTACATTAAGACCAACAACCTGACAGATGAGTTCAATACTTGGCTGGAAGGTAAAGAAAAGGAATATGGCATTAAGGAGGTAATCTTTGATGGCTTTACTCCTAGTGGTAATCGTAGATATGTGCCAAACACATTGGAGAATGTTTCCAAGATAATGAAGAAACAAGGTCGGAATGGTGCAACTGGTGCGGCTGTATCTTTCCAAAACTTTGCTGCAAGATTGATGCCTTCTTATGGAACGTTGAATGATATTCGCTCCAAGAGAGACTTGTTGACTTCTGACAGAGAGAAATTTGATAAGTTCAGAGAAAAGTGGTCGAATGTATTCTTTGAACTTGGCATGAAGTGCCAGCCTGATGCAACTGGAACTTTTGCCGATTATGGTTTGGCAAGACTCTCTGAGGCAGCTATGACTAGTGACCCACAAGCATATTTGAAGAAGGAGTACAATGTGGACTTCTCAGACGAGGACACAAAACGTTTGAAGGAAATGGTTAAGGCAATCAAGGAAGAGCATCCTGCCATGTACTTTGAAACTAAGTTTGAGCGTCCAGTTAGCTTTGATGAGTTCTCTGCTGCTGTGGTTCCTACTACTACCAAGAAAGAGGTGAAGGATGTATTGAAGAATGCTGGTGTATCAATCTTTGAGTATGACGAAAAGAGCGATGCAGACCGCAGTCGTGCCTTCAATGAAGCAATCAATAGTAGCGACAATATTCGTTTCTCTCTCGCTGGCGAGCGTGGTGCGGCGGCTGCTGACAAGGCAGAAGAGCGTACTGCTCGTATTGATAATCTCTCTGTGGCTCGCAAGATGGAAGAGAAGAAGAAGGATGCCAAGGCTATCAAGATGGCTACTGGCTGGGAGCGTGGTGCTGATGGCAAGTGGAGATACGAAATGCCTGATGCCAAGATAAAGGACACGATGGACGTAGGCGGTGGACACATCGTTAAGCGTTACGAGGATGATATGCTCTGGAATGGCGGCAAACTATTTGATGTGATTGATGCATCTGAATTATTTAAGGCTTATCCTCAGTTGAAGGGTGTTCGTATTGATACGGATTCCATTATGAACGATATGCCTTCACATGGTGAATATGATTCAAAAACCAACACCATAACCATTCATGCTGATGAGTTGAAATATATGAATGACATATTGAATCACGAGATTCAGCATGCTATTCAAGGTATTGAGGGATTTGCCACTGGAGGTAGTCCTACAACTATTAGAGGTGAAGTCAAGAAGAGGTTTAATGAGGTCACAAAACAGATTAAGCAGCTACGAGCAGAAGGTAAGGAAGATGAGGCGAAGGCTCTCATAGAGAAGAACAGAGGTCTTTATGATGCCTACATGAAGAATGATGATTTCAATAGCTACAAGTCACTTGCTGGCGAGGTGGAGGCAAGAAATGTGCAGGAAAGAATGAACATGACTCCTGAGGAGAGAAGAAAAACTCTCGCTGAATCTACTGAGGATGTGGCTCGTAAAGACCAGATTTTCTTGGGCGTGGGCGATGTGTCCTTCTCTCTCCGTGATATGGCTGACGGAAAGGAGAGTGGGGCGGCAGATATGGCTGAGGATTTGAAGAGTCTGAACACTCCTGATGAGGTGGATGATGCTATCAAGACTGCTATTGAGGATATGCCGAGCGGCTGGAAGATGGCTAACAAGAAGATGATTCATATTGCTCAGGCTCTGGGCGAGAACCGCAAGGCAGAGATTGCTGGCGAGGAACCTAAGTTCTCCCTGAAGGATGGCACTCTCATTAAGGCTGGAACCTACTTTAGCGGTGGCGGTCTTGTTGAGGAAGGCTTGAAGGGTATCATTGACCCAGTGGTGGCAGTGGAGTATGACGAGAAGATAAGCGGTGTTTATCGCAATAACTTCGGTCAGCACATCGTTACTGCTGATGTTCGTGATGTTGACCCTAAGGAGTTGGTTAAGCAGATAGATGGCGAGGTGGAGTACTTCCATGCCAGCCCAGTCTGCAAGAACTACTCTCAGGCAAAGAGTAACCATGCTGAGGTGGAACTTGACAAGGAGACTGCTGCTAGCACTGCCGAGTTCATCAATGCTATCAAGCCAAAGGTGGTGACCATTGAGAACGTGAAGGGGTATAAGGATTCGGAAGCGATGAAGACTATTACGGATGCTCTGGATGCCAACGGCTACACTTGGGATGCAGATGTGTATAACGCTGCTGACTATGGCGGCTACACCAACCGAGAGAGATTGATTGTCCGTGCGGTTCGTGATGGCAAACTCCCTGAAAAGCCAAAGAAGATGGCACACAAGAGCGGATGGTATGAAGCTGTGGCTGATATTATCCCGACCCTGACAGAGAAGAAGAATGGTGTGGCTCCTTGGATGGATATTCGCTTGAAGGCTGATGGCATTGACTGGCGAAACATTGACAAGCCATTGTATGTGATGGGAAGTGCCTATGCTGACGGAAAGGTACCTCATGCCTTTGCTGATGAACTCCTGCCAACACTCAGAACGAAGAGTGGTGATGTGATTGTGATGCCTGATGGTAAGGTATATCGTGCCATGGGTAGAGTGCTCGCAAGAGTATCAGGAGTGAGCGATGATTACAAGATGCCATTCTCTGAGAACCTGAGCCATACCATCATCGGCAACGGAATCCCTACCCAGTTGACCGAGCACGTGATTGCTCCTCTGCTTACTGGCTCTGACCCTAAGTTTAGCATCCGTACCTATCATGGTACTGGTGCTAGCTTTGACAAGTTTGATTTGTCTCATGCTTTTGAGGGTGAGGGAAGTGAGACTTTTGGGCATGGTGTTTATGTTACAAACTCTAAGAAAATAGGTGATAATTACGCACAACGTGCAAAAGATAGAAAAGGAAAGTTTGGCTTTGATTATAAGATTGATATGTCTGCTGAGGCTGGAGAAATGCTTAGCCATTATATCAATAAAAACCAAGATGTAGATAAGGGCTTAGAAAACGCTAGACAAGATTTGAAGTCTGCTTTGGAAATGTTCCCTGATGATGAGACGTTGAAAGAGTTGTCTGCTATTTTACAAAAGAATAATAATGAGATAGCTGAGTCTAGCAATGAAGCTTATCGTTATGATGTTGATATACCTGACGATAATGGTGAAAACTACCTTGGATGGAATGAGTCTCAAAACTTCCCATTGGAAAAATGGTACAGACTTTGGGAAATTACCCATCATGGTTTTAGTGATAACGAGTATTTCAAAGATGGTGGAGCGAGATATGATAAAGATAGGATTGAGCGTATTATCCAAATGAAACTTGATTCTCCTGAGAATGGTATGCAGAAACTTCCTACATTGAAAGGTGAAGAACTTTATCATGCTTTGGAAGATTTCTTTGACCGTGAAAGACCTTTGCGTGGTGCAAAATTAGCATCAAGGGCTTTGAGCGAAATAGGCTTTGTCGGAATCAAGTACCCTGCTGGCATGATTCATGGCGGTGCTGAGGAAGCCGATTACAATTACGTGATATTCGATGAGAATAATGCCAATATCGTGGGGAATACCCGATTCTCCTTGCGCTATGACCAGTTTGAACACGACTTGAACCAGTGGAAGAAGGACAATAATCTGCCTAAGGATGCTCAGCGACCAACCATCCCACAACGCAACGCTGGTGAGAGTGCCGTTGACTTCCTGAGGAGAGTGGACGAGTACCGAAAACAGATGGCTCTGTGGAAGACTGCTCCAACCTACGAGCAGCATCTTCTGAGTGATGATACTGCCCTTGGAGAGTTCAACCGAGAGTTGCAGAAGGGTTCTGTGCTCAAACGTATCGCCTTCCAAGATAGTATGCTGGCTATCCGAAAGGCTCAGGAAGCTATTATGAAGGAAGTGGGTGTTGACCGCCTGAACATGGCTGAGGATGCCTATACTGCCGAGAACAGAAGTCATGGCAAGGGAAAGAACGAGTTTGAGGAGTACAACAATGAGTTCTTGCAGCCATTGAGAAAGGCTTATCATCAGATGAAGAAGATACTGGGTGATAGTTATGATAATGTCCGTATCTACATGATGGCTAAGCATGGCTTGGAGCGTGATGCTCAGATGGCTTTCAAGAAGTCACTGGATGCTGACTTTGAGGACGTGGCTCAGAGAAGTGCGGCATACAACGCTTACAAGGGCGATATGAACCGTATCATTAATGATAGCGACCTGGAGTTTGGAAGAGTAGACTTCACTACTTGGAGACAGAGAGACAATGCACTAAGGGTGAAATATTCTCCATCTTATATGGACTATCGCTACGACAAGAATGGTATTGCCTACGATTACTCAGGCTTGTCTGCTCTCTTTGACGGCTCAGACTTTGAGGAAGATGCCTACAAACTGGTAAAGGATATTGAGGATAAGTATGTAACCGAGACTCACAACCTCTGGGATGCAACGAATGCGGCTACCAAGAAGATTCTCCGTGATGGCTATAAGGCTGGCATGATGAGCAAAGATACTTATCAGTATGTGCGTGATATGTATAGCCATTATATTCCTCTCCGTGGCTGGGATGGCACTACTGCCGACCAAGTATGGGACTATATTGGTGGTGGAAAGGGTGCGTTCAATCAGACCTTGAAGAAGGCACACGGACGAACCTCTATCGCTGATGACCCTATCGCCTACATCGAGAATATGGCAGAGAGTGGAATCCTGCTGAACAACAAGAACTGGGTGAAACAACACCTGATGCTCTTGGCTCAGAATCATCCAACTTCCCTGCTGACCCTGAGCAAGGCTTGGTATGTGAAGAGTACGGATGCCAACGGCAACGAGGAGTGGATTCCTGCTACACCTCAGATTAGTTCTCAGATGAATAGTAATCAGGTGAAGGCTGCCATTGATGCTTTCGAGAAGAAGATGGAGCAGATGGCGCAGACTGGCGATGCTACTCAGAAGAGAGACGGATTGAACATAGCCTATCCTCAGACTCACAGCGAGGAGAGAGAACATGAGGTAAGAGTGATGAAGGATGGCGAGGAGTACGTTATCTATGTGAATGGTGACCCTCAGTTGGCTCAGGCGATGAACAATACCAGAGCACACCGAGTAAGTGAAGGAATCAAAAATAGTATCAGTAAGAGGATTATTGCTGTTGTTGGTAGAAAGATGGCTGCTGCCTATACCAGTCTTTCACCTCTCTTCATCCCTTCCAACTACTTCCGAGACCTAACAATGACACTTTCATCTACCGCTATTCGTGAGGATGCAAAGTACAACTATCTGCTCAGAAAGAATCTTGCTACCTCTTGGAATCTCGGATTCATGCTGAGAGATTTTCAGAACGGAAAGTTGAGAGATAAGGTAAACAACGGAAACGCTACACCAAAGGAACAGATGTTCTATGACTTCATGATGAATGGTGGTGAAACTGGCTTTGTCTCTTCGCTTGACGTGGAAGACTTGAAGAAGAAATTCAAGAACGACTTGAAGGATTTGGATAGATGGAAGGCGAACCCAGTAAAGGTAGGACATACCATTATGGATAGCATTGAGTTCCTGAACAGAGCAATTGAGGATAGTAACCGATTTGCGGTTTACATGACCTCCATTCAATATGGGCGTTCTATTGATGAGGCTGTGAATGATGCCAAGAATGTAACATTGAACTTCAATCGCAAGGGTACTGGCGAACATAGTTGGCAGACGATTAGAAATCTCTATCTCTTCATCAACCCAGCAGTACAGAGTTTGCAGACCTTGGGTGCGCTTGCTAAGCATCATCCTTTTAAGTTCACGGCTGTTACTGCATCGTGGATAGCGAGCGGTGTGCTGGTTCCTATCGTTAATGCAGCCTTGATGCAGATGGCTGCTGCCTTTTTGGGTGGCGATGGTGATGATGATAAGGATTGGTACAAAGATATATCTAAGAAGTACTGGCAGTTCTCTAAGTGGGATAGACGAAACAACTTTATTATGTGGGTTCCTACTACCCATGAGTTCGTGAAGATTCCTCTTGCTCAGGAGTTCCGTGCTTTCTACGGTTTGGGTGATATGATTGCATCCAAGATGATGGGTGGAGAATTGGCTGAGGAGAGTTGGGAAGACTATGGTTGGGATTTGGTTGGTCAGGTTGTTGATATGCTTCCGCTTGACCCTACTGGCTATGATGGCAATATTGCTGTCAGTCTGATGCCGAATGCTATTCGCCCAGTCTTTGAGTTGGCTTTCAATGTAGACTTTACTGGTAAGCCATTATTCAATGAGACAGAGTATAACAAGTATGACCCTAACTTTACCAAGGCGTACGTTGGAACTCCTGATTGGTTGGTTCGTGCATCAAGGATGATGAACTCAATCGGAAACGACTATCCTGATGTGCAGCAGAACAAATGGGATGCTTTGGGTAACCCAAGATACAATCTGAATAACCCTGCTGTGGTTGACCATGTTTTGTCTTCTTACCTCGGTGGTGCTTACACCATGGGCAGTCAGGTGCTCGGTTTGCTTACCAAGTCGCTCAATGACCCGAAGGAAATTAAGGTGGCTGATATTCCATTATTCAGTAAGTTCGTCAGCAATCCTGATGATAGACCGGTTACTAAGAAACAAGGTGATGAGTTCTGGAATATGAAGGAGAACCACGACCGTGCAGCCAATACCCTGAGCAAGTTGAAGAAACAAGCTAAGGTGGATGGCGATTTCTCAATGCTGGAGCGGTTCTACGGCTCAGAGGAGTATAAGAAGTACAAGCAGGATGATGTGAAGGTGAAGAAGTATGAGGAAGACAAGAAGAAGGAACGTGCTGAGGAGAGTGGGGAGGAGTATAGACCTCACAAGTTGAATGCCGAGGATATATACAAGGCTCATGCTACTCCGAAGGATGATTTCGAGGACTTGAAGCTGAAACAACTCTACACCAAACTGAACGGATTCAAGACTTCCTATGACCTCTTGGTTGATACGGCTCCTAGTCAGAGCGATGGCTACTACAACAACAACAAGGCTGCCATTGATGCCATTGACGAGATTTCCCTTGACAAGCAGGAGATTTCCGAGTTGAAGAAAGGTTTCTTGGATGATGGCAAGGATGCCTACAACGCTGAGGACATGAAGCAGATTCGTGACCTGAGAAAGAAGATTCTTTCCGTGCTGGAGAAGGCTAACAAGGTAGTTGTGGCTAACCAGAAGGCAAAGGCTAAGAAGTAATACATATATGACTATCCCCTGAAAGTGCTATGCTTTCGGGGGATAATTGCTTTCAATCTGAAACTTTTTACCCCTATTTCTTGTGTGAATCTATCAATCTGTAAGTATTTACAAAGTTTAACTTTTAAAGTTGTGTATAAATGTAGCTATTTCCTAATTTATTATTATATTTGCCAACTCTAAGATTTTTTATTAAATAAGTAAAAGAACCTCAATCATATAAACTTTTAGAAAACAATGGCTTATGAGAAAAGAAGAAGACGAAGACCAACGGGTCAGGAATTTGTTTAGAGAGATAACTAAGTTACTCCCTGAACGCAGCAAGATTAAGACGGACTTGCTTTATTTCAAGTATGCGCCTATATTGGTCATGCTTTTCAGATGGTATAGTGTATCTCAGTTCTACGACAGCAAGATGGAGATAACGCTGTGGTATGAAGAGAACGAGGAACCTATCTGGTTCTTCTACTTCATCACTTACATTCTTTACCCGATTTCTCTTTGGAAAGGTCAGGTACTGCACAGATTGTGCGTGGAGTGGAGAATACCGCTCTTATATGCAGCAGGAGTCAACGTAATACACATCATGTTCGGCTCTATCGTTATCACAAACAATATGTACTATTGTGATATGTTCCTGATTACAATCATTTTAATTTTATATGCTTATGTCGCAATTAGTAAATTACAGCATCATCGAAGCTGGACTTCGTGCTCTCGCAGATAAGGCACATGAATCAGCAGTTGCCCAAGCAGAGGGCAAGCCTATCCCTTGCGGTCTGTCTGAAGGAGATATGGAACTTGTGGCACTTCTTACTGCCATGATGAATGATACACAAGCCAACAAGGGATGGTGCGCTCACGAAATGGGCAAGTCTATCTCATCCTTTGAAAAGTATGTTCACGATGGCAAGATACCCGAAGGAATCCACGACCAGTTCGGGCATGAAAAGAAGTGGAATAAGTCGCTCATCCGATACTTTGCTAACAAGAAGGCTTTCTTCCGCAAGCTATCACGAAAGTATGGCATAAACCTCTAGCAACAGCAACACCTTATTATATATAGGAGAGACCCAATCGCCCCTCCTGTATATTTACGACCTTTTCCGTAACCATAAATCTTTGATAATCACGCACTTATATAATCTTTTGTGAGTTTATCTATCTCTATCCATATTATTCGTAACTTTGTGCTCGTAACGTTACGTAGTATTAATCAATTAATGTTTAACAAAAGATTCAGGATAATATGGAAAGTAAAACGTATGTATTCGGAAACGAAGGCTCAACATCTAATAATGGGATGCTCGGTCTTCTTGCGCCTCTGCTCCAGAAGCAGGGTGTTGACCCAAATGTCCTTCTTGCCATGAAGGGAAACAATGGTTTCGGTGGCGAAGGTGGATGGTTCATGTGGGTAATCTTCCTTTTCTTCCTCATGGGCTGGGGAGGTAACGGCTGGGGAGGTTTCGGCAATAATGGTCGTGGTGGTCTCGCAAACGAGATTAACAATGACTATGGTCGTGGTCTCCTGATGGATGCCATCGGTGGCAACCGCAATGCACTCAGCAATTTGGCTACCCAGTTGAACTGCACCGAAGGTCAGATTCAGAGTGCCATTTCTGCCTTGACCTCTCAGGTTCAGAATGTAGGTAATCAGGTTGGTATGAGCGGTATGCAGACAATCAATGCTTTGCAGCAGGGTAATATGCAGATTGCTCAGCAGATTGCTAACTGCTGCTGCCAGACCAACAACAACATCACTACTCAGGGTTATGAGAATAAGTTGGCTATCTGTCATCAGACTCATTCCATCAACGACAATGCCAATGCAAACGCCTTAATGTTGCGTGACACCAACCAGTCTAACCATCTTGCCTTGATGGGTAAACTCGACCAGATGCAGACTCAGGCAATGCAGGACAAACTTGATGCACTTCGTGAGAAGAATAGTGCTCTTGTAGCACAGATTTCAAACGAGCATCAGACTCAGGCTTTGCAGGCATACCAAGCACAGATTATCACTCCAGTGAATGCTGCCCTTGCAGCCTTGCAAGCAGAGGTAGCTGGCATCAAGTGCAAGTTGCCTAATACCGTATCTGTACCATATCCTCAGTTGAAGACTTACAATCCAGAGGTGTTCCAAGCAGCTGCTATGGGAGCATACGCTGGTGATGTAGCAGCAGCCAACGCAGCATCAACCGTAGGTTGTGGTTGTTAAAGGAAAGGAGGTAACTATGTTCCCTTTAAACTATCCTTTCAGCCCATTATTCCCAATGGTCAGGAGACGGAATCCTATCAAGAGAGTTGATATTGGCGGTATCTATGAATTGAAGACCAATGCACTTCAAGTAACCAACGAGAGTGTAGACTTCGGTATCAATCCTAGCTGCTACAAGGCTTTACCTTGTGAGAGTATCGTACTGCTAAAGATTCATCAGGGAGTGCCAACTGCTGGCGAAGACCTTCCAGTCAAGATTGTAGTGCCACACAATGGTGCAACAACCATCAGCACTACTAGCGGAACTACAAGTGGAACAACAACGGCTGGCACAACTAAGTCTTCCGTGGTAGACCATACTGGTTCTGCTGTAACTGGAGCTGGTCTTTCAAGCACTACGGAAGCTCTAGCTTATATCAACAAGAAGAGCGGAACAATCCGACTGCTTGGGTTTCAGCAACCAACTGGTGGCTAACAGAGTATTAACAATGGGGCAGATAGCAATGTCTGCCCCTATAAAAGAGAAAGAAAATGTTTCAAGGTTTAAGACAAAATTCCCTTTTTTACATATTAGACAAGGGAGGAGAAAAACCGACTCTCAGAATCGGTCAGGTTATATCGGTAAGTGACCCTCAGCAGAAGTTCCCGACAACTTACATCCCGAATCAAGTGCCGAACTTCGACACAACGGTTGATGTAAAGGTGAAGGTTGGAGAACAGCAACTCAACTTCGAGAAACTGCCATCCACGGCTCAGATAGCCAACTCAGGAACTAATGGTGTAGTTGTCAGCGATAGCCGTGATGCCATGTGCGCAGAGGTTGATTCCATGCTCAGGCAAGCCAAGGGTATCTTGGAGAGTGTTGACTACAATAAGGCAGTAGTGGAATCATGTGATGAAATAATAGCCAAACTCAATCCTCAGATTGCCAAGGATAAGCAGCAAGAGCAGGACATCAGTAACCTGAAATCTGACATGAACGGAGTGAAGGGTACGCTATCCGAAATCAAATCTCTTCTGTCTGATGCCTTGAAGCTCAGTAAGAACTAATAAAGGTAAGAAGATTATGGTAATGATTGAGATTACAGAGGATAAGTTCGATGATTTGTATGACAACATCGAGTCTATGCTTGGTTTTGGAAGCAAGGCTATGTCTTGTCTGAAAAAGATGAAGCAGGAGCGTATGGGTGAGCGTATGCCTGATTATCGTGACGATTGGAGAAGAGAGCGTGAGGAACGTGAAGAGCGTGAGAACAGACGTAGATTCAACAACGTCAATGATGATTGGAACTACCCGAACCGCTATGGTGAAAGAGGTGGTGGCGGCTACAATGGTGGCGGTCGCTAGTGTTTAACTTGGGAGTTTTGGCACCGACATTTATGTCGTGACCAGACTCCCTTTAATATTCAGTTCAGTAATATGGGAAAATGCAGAATGCCATTGGATATGTATGACCTCAAACCTGAGGCGATGGTTGCCTATCTCAGATACAATGGCTATCATTTCAGTAAGAAGATGTGCGAGTGGGCGGTGAGCCTGATGTACAAGTATGACCCTTCCTCCAAGCGTGATGTAAATGTATCGTTTTGGGATAAGGAGAAGGTGGATGCCTTGCTGCTTGGTCAGGGTGTAGAGGTGAAGAATAAGATAGGCTACGACCATGTATATGTGGCGAATATGGCGAGGGCAGACTTCTACAAGTCCTCCATCAAGGATGAGGAGCAGTTAGCCCAGTTTATCAAGGACATGGTGGATGATGCCGACCAGAAGGATGGTTTCATCTTCAACCGATTCTATGCCGACTGCTGCCATAATGGTGTACCTATCCCTTGGGAAGATGTGTTATGATAAGAAGAGTAATACAACTTCCGAAGTACGATTGGAGCATAGTATGTTTCATAGGTTATCAGCCACCTGATGCCGATGAGATATGCCATGCTCTTTCGGATATTGGCTGCAATGGAAATCCTTTAATGGAAGCCTACGAACATCTAACCAAGGAGAGTGTAGATAGGGGTCTTACCTATTCCAACCTATCAGAAAGAAGGAGTGTGCTTGCCATCGGGGATTGTGAATCTGATGGCAGCATCATCAACACCATAGGTCATGAGCTTCTTCATGTTGTAGCGCATATCTGTGAGCAGGATGGAATAGATATGCTGAGCGAGGAACCATGTTATATGATGGGGAGTCTGTGTGAGAAGTTCTTTGATGTTTCGAGTGTTAATAATGTTAATTGATAGAGACAAACCGAAATAATTAGTTATCTTTGCAGCAAATTAAACATTCAAACTTATGAAGAAGAAAATTATATCTTATATTATAGGTATACTTGTCTGCATCATCATTGATGCAGGATTTGTTGCAATGGTAGTTGCTTTTAAAGCATCAAGACCATTTTATGATTATATCTTTTTTGGTGTATTAGCGCTTCTTGTTGATTTTCTGTTTCTTGCTTTTGTTGGTTTATGCTTTGAGAAGCCAGAAAATAAATGCTTGGTGATTAAACTGCCTTGTACAGTAGATGATGATAGTCTGCCTAAGTTAAAATAGAAACAGAAAACTTGAAGAGTGAATACAAGAAAAGGGAGTGCTAAACAACACTCCCTTCTTCTTTATCTGTATGGTTTACTCACCATACTTAGGCTCCTCATACACCAAGTTATGCTCATCTACGTAAGCCTTGGCTTCTGAGTATATGTCAAACTCTTCTGCGGTGGCATTCACTGATGGGAATACCTCAGCATTGTCTCCTACCTCTGTGAGAGGGAACACCATCTTAGTTCCCTCATGTACTACCTTATACTTTTTTGTTAACTTATTCATATCTTGTTTCCTTTCTTTATTTTGTTTTGAACTTATGATACCTTATGCAGGAGTGACAGAGACGGTATAGCCTTTACTCTGCAAAGTCTGTATTGCCGCATCTGATGCAGAGGTACGAGTACCCGAAATTTTTATAATTTTATAATAGGCAGGGTCACTTGAAGTATATCCAACCGTACAATTAGCTTGGTCTTGTAACATTTTATCTACATTTTTTAATACAAGATTTGAATCCATAGCCATAATCTTGCTAGAAGATGGACGTTCTGACCATGTTGCTCCATTGTTGCTTTGGCTAGTAAGATTAGTGAAGATACAAGACGATGGTAACATAGCAATATCACCTTTAATATCTTTTACATTCAAGGTAATAGCTTTGCAAGCCCATTTATTAAATTTACTCAAATCTGACATCCATAAATTATTAGATACAAGTCGCACTTCGTTTCTTAATGAAGTAAGATGTTCCAAACTTGCACAATCTCCTGTTATTTTATTGCAGTTATCAATATACAAACCACTCAATGATGTAAGATTTTTCAAAGATGATATATCTCCATAAATTCCTTTAGAGCCAATGATAGTAATCCCCGTCAAAGAAGTAAGTTTATTTAATGAAGCTATATCTCCAACGGATGAACCACTATATAAGTCTAAGGCTTCTAGTGCTTTTGAATACTTCAAAGTATCCAAATCAAAAAGAGAATCATCACTGATAAAAACATGAAGAAGATTGTACTTGTCAGGAACAGAAACTTCAACAACGTCATTACTTATATATAATTTATTATCTACAAAAGCCTCTAAAGAAGCTGTTGTTCCCTTATTTTGAGACAAAGTAGCATCTGTAAAATATCCAGAGCCCACAATACTCAAAGTAATAGCACTACTTGGCTTTATTGTTATTGAACGAGCTTTTCCTTTAGTAGCAGTATACTTTGGAAAGCCAATTCTCATTTCTCCTAAATGTAATAGATTGTTATTATCTACTACACTTTTTAACTTTGTAACTAAACACTTTCCCATAATTTTTAATCTAAATATTATTTAATTCATTTTCAATGTTCTTAAATCTTTCTGTAATATATTTTATGACTCTCCAAATGGAATCATGATAACCTAAATCATAAGGAATATTAGTATAGAACTTTGTAATTGGAGGGTTCACAGCAGTTTCCTTAACACATTCAAATAGTGCTTTTTGCTGTTTTCCGTAAATACAGAGTTCACCTATTTGATAAGTTTTACTATTATCATATTCCTTATAAGATGAATTATATCCGTAAGATATTTCTTTTATCTTCCAGTGTTCTCTATCTACATTATCATCCCTATTAGAAGGAGACTCAGGCCATTTCTTATACTCCATTCTTAAATCGGCAGCAGGAATCCTGTTGAACCAATTTACAACAAGTGATATTACATGCTCTGGGGTAAATATTCCCAATGATTTCAATTCATTATATCTTTTCTTTATATCATCTTTGTGATAATTATACAGATACTTGAAAGGATAATTATCGTTAGACACTTTATTTGGATTTATCATCTTAGAAGCATCCATAACACCAGGGCAATTATAAGTTTGACCAAATGTTCTGTCTTTGTCATAATCACAAACAAACCATTTAATGCCATCATACGTTACCCACTGCCAGTTGTTTTCAATATCCTCATCTGCAAGTACATATTGTGAAACAAAGAAATCTATAAGATTATCCAAGTCAAAATGCTCATTCAGAAACTCATCTCCTCCATTTTCTTTAGTCATAGAGTTCAAAGTCCTTCCATAAGAATTGAAAGCAATGATTGAGGCCTTTACTTTGTTTGAAAGAATATACTTTTTATTACTTGCATCATATCCTTCCATTGTTGAATCTATTAACTCAGAAGGAGAATCTCCATCATAAGTTTCATTAGATTTAGTAATCAGACCTTTTGGGTTTCGTACTTCAAATTTACTCCAGTCAAGTGGAGAAGACATTGGATATGCACCTCCATCCAAATGAATATTTGTTGCAAGTGATTTGTTTAGATGATAATTATCCCTATGTTTCTTCAATGCCCAGTTAAATACTCCATAAAATGTACCATTCAAATATACTGCACATGGGAAAGCATCAGGTATACATTTGGCTCCAGTATCTTTTTGAATAGACAAATCATTAACACCATTATTGTTCCAGCTTCCTGATGTAATATTTATAGTGCTAAGTAATGCCTTCTTCCATGGATTGGAATAGATTGGACTTCTTGATGTCCAGACTTCTTGAATCAATTTGTAAGCTACAATACTTATACCCTTAAAGAAATCTGTATATTGAGCTTTAAAATGGAAAGAATCTTGAGGAACCCAATCACCAATTTTTATAGCAAAACTATCACCATTCCACTCATTATCAAAAAAGTCACATGCAAATGATTTCTTAGGGAAATACATAGTAGTATTACCCTGTGCATTCATAATTACTTTCTTCTTAAAGTAGTTGCCTTGCATGTCCCACATTTCAAAGTATGCTTTTTCATTAACCCCCTTTGCAGATGGCATAGAGTCAATACCACTAATATTAATTATAGCATACCGAGGCTCAGGGATATAAAGCGGGTTGTCTCCATCATTAGATAGATAATCACTCCAATCAATAGGAGTTTTAACATCAAAACCATTTGCTTTAAGTGCATCTTGAATGTTGTTCACACTATTTCCTTTGAGATTGAGGTTTGACACATCAATGTTTGTGATTTCCATATCATGCTCATGTTTCTTACCACTTGAATCACGATATGACATAACCTTCCCCTCTGCATCAGCAGTAATTTCAGTTCTTCCCTCAGGGTCTTCGATATGCTCAAACTCTGTTGGAATAGTCTCAGATTTTACCTTATAGAGATAATGGCTGCCATCAGGAGAAGTATACCCGATTACCTTACCATCTAAATCAGTTTCTACTGCTAGATATTCATCGTTGACTATTGTAGAAAGATGAGATGTACGTTCTTTGATGTCTGCTATATCAATAATGGCATTGGTGATAAAAGTACTAATATCAATACCACCAACAACCATGTGACCATCATCAGCACGAAAACCACCTAATACTTTGTTTTCTGCATCAATGATAGCATAGAGCCATTCCTCGTTGGCTATTACAGAGTACATTTCATTGTTAGGAAAGTATGGCTGTGCATCATACTTGATTCCTGCAAGGATTCTGTTTTCTGCATCTACTACTGCAATGATATACTCATCATTAGAAATATAGAAGAAGCTGTCAGCTACATCAAGGTTCATCAATCCCTTACCATCTTCTTTTGGCTGGAAGGTTTTGAGAGTTTCATCAATACTTGAAAGAGCTTCCTTGATAGCCTTAATATCATCAAGCCACTGAGCCTTTGCAGCCCAACATGTACCATCTTGCTGAATACCAAGAAGAGGATGATTAGCTGCATCAAGAATTACCCAAAGGAACTCTTCGCTCTGTGATATGTGGTACATATCATTCAGGGGATAATAAGGCTTGCCAGTTGCTCTGTAGAAACCAAAGAGTACCTTGCCTTCTGAATCTACTATTGCTTTAAGAAACTCCTCATTCTCAATAACTCTGAATGGAGTATCTTGATTTTCTCCAGATTCATCCTTGATGGAAACCTTGTCTACAACCTCATCTACTGCACTTTGGATATTGACTGCGGTAAGTTTTGACTTATCATTATTATAGGTAACTGCTGTAGCCTGACTTGCACCACCAGTAGCGGCTATAGATTTGATGGTTTCTTCCATCTGGGTACTGAGAGTCTGCAACAAAGAAATGTCTTCATCGTTGGCGGTGATTTGCTGCTGCTTATCATCAATCTGAGACTGGAGGTCTGTGTCCTTCTCATGAAGCTGCTTGACAGACTGGTCTATATCTTGAATCATCTGAGTCAAATCCTCAGGAAGACCAGTGGCGGCTTGAATGGTTTTGCGAAGCTCTGGGTCGAGCTTTCCGATGCCAAGCGTGTTATCTGCTATCTTTTCATTTGTGACGGAACCATCCTTTATTTTCTCGGTAGTTACAGAATCGGGAGACAACTTGGCGTTGTCGATGCTGCCATCTACTACCTGAGAAGCATCGACTGCATTGTCGGCAAGTTTGTCCTTGGTGATAGACTTTCTTGCTACCTTTTCTGTTGTTACAGACTCGTTGGAAAAATGCTTGGACTCCAAGGATGCCTCACGGACTACTCTACCATCAACAGACTGGTCTCCCAACTTTGCATTGGTGATTGCTTTCTCCTCCACCTTCTCTGTAGTTACGGCTCTATCGTTCAGCTTTTCGGTGATGATAGATTCATCCTTAATCTTTTCCGATGTTACCGCATTAGGTGAGAGTTTGGAATTGTCAACTGCGCCATCATTCAACTTATCCGTGGTTACTGCCTTATTGTTGATTTTTTCGGTCTCTACGGATGAGTCGGCAAGTTTGGAGGTGGTGATGTTGGCATCTGCTACCTTTTCGGTGGTGACGGATGCTGCATCCAGTTTGTCGGTGGTTACCGATTCATTCTCCAATTTCTCTGTAGTAACGGATTTGTCGGCAATCTGCGTAGTTCCGAGTTGGTCGGTCTTGTTGACCTTCTCGTCAAGAAGCTCCTTGGTGGATTTACCCGAACTCTCATCCTTGACATATCTAGTGTATGTCAAGGTCTCGTCGGCTGCTCCACTTACGAGCGTGTTGTTATAAACGGTTTCTTTTGCCATATTATTTTAATTTTGCGTTATATATATATTCTCCTGCTTTCAACTCATCTGTCCAATAATAGTAGATGTCGCCTACCTTGGTGGAGTAGAGGGATGCGGTGAGTCCTGACTGATAGAACTCTACTGGCACACGGCTGGCAAACCAGATGTATGGTTTCTCCTTGGTGGTGGTGATGTTGATAGACTTGTCTACGATGTCGCCCACTACCTTGGTAAGGTCTTCCATGTTGAACTGGCACATATCCTTTGCAGCGGTGGCTCCGTAATAGTAGATGTTATCATCGCCATTTGCCATGATGTTTACGTAGCCTGATACGGCTGGAATCTCTATCTTGCCATCCTTGTAGGCTTCTCTTGTGATGTCGGTTCCGTCCATGACTACTTTCACCAAACCGAGATTGAAACCTTCTGCTGGAGTCAGCGTTGCCTCATACTTCTCGCCCAGCTTCAATGTGGCAGGAGTAGAGGAGAGGGTAACATCATCCAATGAGTAGACGAATGTGCAGTCTGACTGGTTCTTGGTGACCATGTAATATCGAAGGTCGAACATGCCAACCGTCTCGCCTTGGAAGACTCCACAAGGAACCTTCACCCTATTGTTGGTCTCAATAATCTGCAAGATGTTTCGCTCCACACTCTTCATGGCATAACCATCGTAGACCCATGATACGGCTACATTGTAGTTGCCGATGTCAAGGGTGGATGGGATATTGCACACCAGCACATTATGCTCTATGCCACCGATGGACGTGGGCACGATGATGGAATCATCGAAACAGCATTGCAGTTCCACCTTGATGTCGGATGCCTGAGTCATATCGAAGTCAACCAAGCGGTTGAACTCCTTAGACATATCCATCTTTCTGACCAAGATGTGGAGTTTGAAAGCGTTGCCTTGTACAATTTTATAAATCATATTTGATACACATTATTAATAATAGTGCAAAGATAGGCAGAAATTTCTCTACCTATCTTTTATCCGTTTATTTAGACGGAATATTTTTTAGATTAAGCCCTTCCATCGGATGAACTTGCGCTTGCGGCTTTCCTTTCCTTTCTTGCTCTTGCAGTTGGTATGGTAGACACAATCCTTGAAGAGGTCTCTGACCTTCATGTCGTTATCTACCAGTTTTGTCTTCTTGAATGCCTCGAATAGAGGGCGGTTCATAATCATGAGGTTACCCTTCTGCGTAGGAAGGACGTAGAAGATTTCACCATGGTTCTTCTTGGATGCGTAGTCTGCCTTAGCCGTAGCTTGGCGGTACATGATTTCGCACTTGATGCGCTTGAAAATCTTTGTTACTTTCATAATCGTAATTATTATTGTTTGAAACTATATGATGGTTGCTGCCGAAACAGAAACCTTTCTTCTCATTACTCTTGCCTGATTCTGTATCATCTTAGGCATTTCCATTTCATTGAAACAGATGTGGAGTCCGATGGCTCTGGTCATGAGCAAATCATCGTGCTTTCCGTCTGCTGCCTCGTATACGGTTCCGTTCTTCTCGTAGGTGAGATATTCATCTAAGCATCTATCGTCTCGCTCTACATAGAGTTGTTCACGGATAGTCTGAACCAATACAGAGATAACCATCGGCTTGGTTGCCACGTTGGTATGGAATCCGTACTTTACTGGAACCTTATTCTTGATGTCTGATTCGCTCTGCTTGCGTGCATAGAGATTGTCGTATACGTCCTTAATTTGATTCAGGATGAACTCAGACTGGTCACCACCTTCCAATATGTGCTCCTTGTCTTTCGTCTCCAAGGTGTTGGATTCTATGACCAATAGAGCATCGTTGTAGTATTTGGCTATCTGAGCCGCCTTCCATGCAAGCAAGTCCATATCAATGTGCCCATACCATTGGGCTACCACATACGGCTTGCCACCTTCCATCATCCAATAGCGGTCGAAGACACAGATAACAGACCAGTCGGCATTCTTGCTACGTCCACCAATATCCACTACGACCAGATAGCGGTTGATTACCTTGCAATCATCAAAGGTCTCAGGCTTGCTCCATATCCATAACTGCCCCTGCTTGTCTTCACAGAATCGGACATTCTGCATACACTTCTTACCCTTGTAGCCATCACCATAAACATCACCGATGAACTTAGGTGCTCGGCATCCCTTGCGGAATTTGTCAACCTTGTCTTCGGCAAAGACCTTGGCTCCTGAGTGCTTGAATGCCTCAATATCATCGGTAGGGTAGCCAGCAGCCATATCGGCATGGTCGGTGAATTTCCTGCGCTCGGCAATATACCAGTTGATGGCTTCGAGTGGAGCACCCAGTGTCCATAACTTCCAAAGATATGTACATGGCTCTTCTCGGTCGGACATCGTATTGGTATTATTGCGGTTCTCGTATAGCCATTTGGCAAACTCTACCTTCTGTTTCTTGCTTTCAAATTCAAGATGATACATATCGTATATCTCGTACCAAGGAACAAAGAACGGCTCAAACTGAGATTCTCCCTTGACTGCTGCAAGCCACTCCTTGTGGAAGAAGTTGCCAGTACCATTGGCTGTGGATTCATAGGCAATCATCGTGTATGGTCGGTACAAGATACCATTGGTAGCATTCTGTACTACCTCCTCAGGAGATTTACCATCCGTCTTTTTCCACAAACCAACCTCGGAAAGGTGTACCAAGTTGTAGTCTTCACCATTGGCTGATAGTGGTCGTTCCATGGAACCAACCTTAATCTTGCAGAATCGCTGAGGAACCTTCTTTACATTACCTGATGTTCCTACTCCAACAAACTTCGGCTCGTTCTCAGAGAATGCTTCTCCCATTTCGTAGAGGAACTTGGTAGGAAAGTTTTTCAGAGCTTCCTCGAACATACCACGGATGGTCTCTGCTGTGTCCTTCACCTGAGCCACGATGAGCGAGTTGAGACCCTTCTGCCACATGAGTTGCAGCCAGAGGAAGTACATCTGAATAACCGTAGAACCTCCCCATTGTCGGGCTTTCAGCAGGATGAGACGGATAGGGCGATTCTTCTTCCTTCGCTCCTCCAACCACCTGAGCAGTCTGCGCTGCGGTCTTCTGAGCACAAAACGGAAGGGGAGACCTCCACCTTTTGGTTTGATATAGATGAATGTGGCAAAGAAGAAGAAAGGGTCGTGTTTCATTCTGATGCGAGTAAACTGCTCCACCAGTTGCTCAATCTCTTCTTCTAGGTCGTATGGTTCGTCTATATCCTTATGCAGTTCCTCGATTACAGCCTTGCAACTACCAAACTCGATGAGCATCTTGACGAGCGGAATCTTCTTCATCGAAACTGGAAGCTGCTGTCTCTGAATCGGGAAATCAGGAAGGAAGAGCAGGAAACGCTTATCTCCACAACCTTCACCCTTGATAGGATTGAATGGCGTGTTGATTTCCTTGATTCGTTTCTCGTTCTCCTTCAGGATGCCCAGTACGTGTTTGTCTACAGCATCAGTCAGTTTGGCGGTTACTTGTCTTGGCATAGCGGTGCATTTAAATAACCCCACAACAGACCAAGTACATAGCAATAGATGTGGACTCCAACTGCCATGCAAGGGAAGAAGATTCCAACACAGATATATAGGAGAATGGTGAGATTGTATCTTACTTTATTCTCCACGTAAGGGGCGATAAAGCCCATGTAAGCATAGATAAAGCCGCTGAGACCGATGATTGGTAGGGATGAGGTGAAGGGATAGCTGATGGCTATAAGATAGAATGCCACCAAGTGACCGATGCCACAAGGGATGGCTCGGTAGCATTGATGGAAAACATAAAGGTTGATGGCAGCATGAAAGATGTTCTGATGAAAGAAAGGGTAGCTTAGTCGGTTCTGAATAGAACAATCGTCAAAGAGACCCATGCCATCATATCCAAGAAAAGTGATACACATTATTATAATGTACCCAGCATAAAGCGCAATCTTCTCTTTCGTATCTCGTAGCATCTTTGCTTCTCCTCCTTTCTCACCCTGCTAAGAATTACGTGTATGCTTTGAGGAGTCAAATAGAAACTGGGTGCTTTTTCAGCACATACACGTTTGATAATATCCATATTACTGAGATATGGCTCATTATTCTTATAAATCTGGAATCGTCTGAAAATCTCCTGATACATTTCCTTTCGGGTAGGTATCATATTATCAAGAGGTTTTCCTTTCAGTAAGTCTAATATGACTATATAAGCACGGTCTTCTGAAACCCAAAATCTTCTGCTCGGAGATTGGGCTAGCTTTTCCTCAATCTCTGAGAGTCTGATATTGTCTCTTACATTAATAATTTCTTTGTAAGCCCTCAATAAATCAGCATCACGTTCCTCTATAAAATAGCATCGTGAATCCTTATATTTCATATCTGACCCTGCAAATATACAAAAAAGTATTGAATTAGTCGCATCCGATTAGACTAAATTAACGGATAAAAGATGAAAATCGGAAAAAAGCATTAATTTTGGGCATTGATTTATAAATATACACATATATATATGGACGAAAATACAAATATTGAGCAGAATGCTGGTGCTGCAAAACAGCAAGATACCAAGACCAAGAGAGACTTGGCTTTGGAGCGTTTGAAGACCCGCCATCCTGATACGGAGTATGCGGATGATGAGTCTATCTATGGAGCCATCAACGATGATTATGATGCCGACCAGAAGGCTTTGCAGGGGTATAAGGATAACGAAAAGGCGATGGGCGATTGGCTGGGTAGCGACCCTGAGGCGGCTACCTTCCTTCAAGCGATGAAGGCTGGCAAGAGTCCTTACGCTGAGTTGATTCGTACCCATGGTGAGGATGCCATTGATTACTATTCAGACCCTGACAATGCGGACGAAATTGCATCGGCTCAGTCGGAGTTCTTGCAGAATGCTGCCAACGGCAAGAAGTTGCAGGAGGAGTATGACAAGAATATGCCTTCCAGCTATGAGGTATTCGACAAGTTGGAAGAGAAGTATGGCGAGGAAGCTGTGAATGATGCAATTGACCAGTGCTTTCAGACTATGCGCAATGTGGTGACTGGCAAGTTTACAGAGGAAATGATTACTGCTTTCATCAAGGCTAAGAACCATGATACTGATGTGGCTGATGCTGCCCATGAAGGTGAGGTTCGTGGCAAGAACAGCAAGCACGTCAAGAACCTTGAACTGAGAAAGAAGGGTGATGGTACTGCCGACCTTGATTCTGCCAATGCGGAGACCAAGCCTACGGATAATCAGCCTGACCTTGGTGCTGTTGGTAGAATATCACGTAGGGGTAATATCTGGCAGCGTGGCAACGAGAAGAGAACACACATTCGATAATGAGAAAAGGTAAAAAGATAATATATAATGTTTAATTAATTTAGGATAACAATGAAGAAAAGTACATTTAATCGGCTGCTTTCCGTCTTCCTGATGGTTATGGCAGTTATTTTTGGAGTGAATGGTCAGGTTATCATGGCTGAGGCGGCTCTGCCTGATGGCGGTACTACCGAGAGTGGTCATGCTGCGGAAGCTGGTGGTGCTACTGCTGCCAATGATGCTGGCAATGGTGGTGCGGCTCGTCAGGATGATGGTATCGCTACTGAGGGAAAAGGTCGTGAGCACTTTAACGAGAATGGTACGGAGTTCTATGAGAACGACATCAACGACAAGATTACCAAGATTCGTCCAATGGCTACTCCAGTTGACCAGATTTCACGCTATGCGACAACCAAGCCTGCTAGTTCGTTTGTAGTTGAGTATTGGAGTATCGGTACACGTCCTATCAAGACAACCGTCAAGGAGGATACCACGAAGAGTACTGGTACATCTATGGTATTGAAGGTAGAAGACCCTGAAATGTTTACTTTGGATGATACCATCCGAGTGGTGGGTGTGAAGGCTATTACCAACTATAAGGGTGTTGCCTATTCAACAATTACAGATGCTCCTACTCCTGATTTGGAACTTTGCGTTTGCGGTAAAGATACAGAGGGTTATCCTATTGTGTATGCTGTAAATGGTGAGTTGGTCAGCAAGCAGGCTATCGGCATTCCTGTTTTGAAGAAGGGTCAGGTACTTATCCGTATGGCTAAGAGTTGCGGTGAGTTGGATGTACAGACAGGTCGTTTCAACAACCTTCCTGATTCTGAGATTCAGTACTGCCAGAACTTCATGATTCAGGTAGAGGAGAGTACCTTTAATAAGATTGCAGCTAAGCGAGTAGACTGGGATTTCTCTGACATCGAGGAGGATAGTATCTATGATATGCGTCTTGCGATGGAAGGTACTTATCTCTTCGGTGATATGGCTTGTATCAAGCATACTACCAAGAACAACTCTGCCCAGTGGTTTACCAAGGGTATTTGGTGGATGGCTGGTAAGGATATTGAGGTAGGTCATGTTGCTACTGCTGACGATATTAAGAAGGGCTACGGCAAGAATGAACGAGTGATTACTGATTTGGAGTTGGTTGACATTTCAAAAGACTTGTTTGTTGGTACTGGTATCGGCAACAAGCGCAAGGTGATTATCGCTGGTTCAGATTTCGTGAGCGCATTCAGTAAGATTGATTCTGACAAGTTCCGCTTGAAGGACACCGTTGAGGTTTGGGACTTGAAGTTCAAGAGTTGGGAGACTGACTTCGGTGAGGTGTTGATGATTCACTCTGAGTTGTTTGACATCTTCGGCATGAGCGACTGCGGCTTTGCCCTTGACCCTGAGTTCTTGGTTAAGCGAGTACACTTGTCTTGGACTCGAAACGTGCTCGACTTGAAGAAGGCTGGCATCCGTAACACCGATGCAGTAGTTATTCAGGAGGTAGCTTGTCTGTACTTGAAATACCCTAAGGCACACGCTCGTATGCGCCTTGCTGCGGTTCCTACAACAGATAGCCTTTCTGATACAGAGGTAACCAAGGCTGCTGCCTAAAAGCAGGTAGAATTGCAAATTATTCATTAAATAGTGAGGGGTGTGGGCACTAGCCCCATCCCTTTTTTAGTAACACATATATAATAAGGTATAATCATGTTTAATAAATATCAAGCTGGTTCGGATTTGGCTTTCAGCGTTATGGTAGGTAACGAGCGAATGCGTATTGTTTTTGAGGGTAAGACCATGGGCAGTAGTGTCTATATGACAAGAGACCCTAAGGTACAGAAGGCTATCGAGTCTCATTATTGGTTCAAAGACAAGTTCTTCTTGGCAGAGAGTATTGACGAGAAGAAGGAAGCTGCTGAGGTAAAGAAGAAGGCTGCTGCCAAGACCAAGAAGAAGGTGGCTGACGAGAAGAAGACCCACAGCGTTACAGACTTTGAGGATGCCAAGGATTATCTGGCTGAGACCTTCGGTGTGAGTCGTTCCAAGATGAAGACCAAGGAAGACATCTTGGCGATTGCTAAAGAAAATGGTGTTGAACTAGAAGGTTTAGAGTAATGGTAGAATATGCTGTATCTGATTTAGTGAAAGAGGTGAAGGTGCTCTTGGATAGAAACCAAGAGTCTGCTGGTTTGCTGGCTCCTAGCGATTCTGATACACTCTCGCAAGCAGAACTTATTGAGAGTAAAATCGTAGATGCAGCAAGAATCATTCTTTCGGATGCTCCTGAGGTGGAAGGTACTTCGTGTAAGAATGCTGTAACGTGGACGGATAGCAACGGCTATTACGTGGGTAAGATGGTTTTGCCTACCGATATGCTGAGAATCCTTTCTGTGAAGGCAGAAGGCTGGAACCGTCCTGCCGAAATCATTTCAGAGAGCGATGATGCCTACAAGTATCAGAACTGCAAATATGGAGTCAGGGGAAATCCTGAGCGACCGATTGCGGCTATCGTGCATACGGCTAACGGCAAGAGTATCGAACTATATACCAGCACAAAGCAGGATGCTACGTTGGCATTCATCTATGTTCAGGTTCCATCTATCACTACCGAACAGAAAATCAGTCTGCCTTCCGTCCTGAAAGATGCCATCTTATACATGGCTGGTTATCTCACTTGTATCAGCCTTGGCGATACCGATACTGCAAGCGGATTCCTTGGAGTGGCTAGAAAGTTGGCACATATTGTTGAACCTACAACATCATAAATTATGGCAAAGAAGAAAGAAGAAACCAAACTGCTATCGTTGAGTAGGGTGCTTGACAAGGAAGAACTGGATAGCGTGAAGGCATCCAAGAACCGATTTGACAAGCCTTACGAGCGTGCCTTCTCTATCTTGCTGGAGGCTCAACGATACTATAACAATATGGATAACTTCCGAAAGCGAAGACTGAGAAACAAGCGATACTGCTATGGAGACCAGTGGGGCGATACCATTGAGTTCAAAAGCAAGTGTGGCTTTACTAAGCGTATCAGGGAGGAAGACTATATCCGTGAGCAGGGTAGTGAACCATTGAAGAACAACCTTATCCGTAGGTTGGTGAAGAATGTGCTGGGTGTGTACCGCTCTCAGAGCAAGGAACCAACATGCAATGCTAGAGATAAGGATGAAAAACGATATGGTGAGACCATGAGCGTGGTGCTGCAATGTAACCGACAACTGAACCGAGAGACGGAACTGGATGCCCGAACCATGGAAGAGTTCCTGATAAGCGGTGCTGCTATCTATAAGAAAAAATATGGATGGCGAAGAGGTAGGCTGGATTGCTGGACGGACTACGTGAACCCGAACAATTTCTTCATAGACAACAATATGAGGGATTTCCGTGGTTGGGACGTGAGTTGCTTGGGTGAGGTACATGACATTACCATCGGTAACGTGCTGAGAGAGTTTGCCAAGTCTCCTGCTGAAGCTCGTAAGTTGAAGGAGATATACCGGTTGGCGGCTAACCGAGATTTCGTGATTGCAGACTGCACTCAGCGATTCGGTGAGTTTGACCCTAAGACCATCGACTTTATGAATCCTGCCAACCCTTCGCTCTGCCGAGTGATTGAGGTTTGGCGAAAGGAGAGTAAACCGAGATACCGATGCCACGACTACAACAATGGCGATGATTTCAAGATTGATATTGAGGATAAGGCTGATATTGTAGATGCAGAGAACAGAGACAGAATCAGGCGAGGTATGGCTGCTGGCATGCTGGAAGAGGATATTCCTCTAATTGATGCCGAGTGGTTTATGGATGATTACTGGCATTTCTACTATCTTTCTCCTTTCGGTGATATTCTGAGAGAAGGCGAGACTCCTTATGCTCATGGTGAGCATCCATACTGCTTTAAGTTCTATCCGTTTATTGATGGCGAGATTCACAGCTTCGTGGAAGATGTGATTGACCAGCAGAGATACGTGAACCGACTTATCACGATGTATGACTTCATCATGCGTGCGAGTGCCAAGGGTGTGCTGCTCTGTCCTGAGGATTGTCTTCCTGATGATATGAGTTGGGATGATTTCTGCGATGAGTGGAGTAGATTCAATGGTGTGGTGAGATACAAGCCAAACAAGAGCGGTCAGGTTCCTCAGCAAGTAGCGAACAACTCTACGAATATCGGCATCGGTGACTTGCTCAGCTATCAGTTGAAGTTCTTTGAGGATATATCGGGAGTGAACGGAGCATTGCAAGGTAAACCAGGAGTATCAGGTACGAGCGGTTCGCTCTATGCACAGCAGACACAGAATGCTACCATGTCGCTGCTTGATATATTGGAGACATTCAGCCAGTTCATCATTGATGGTGCTTACAAGACCGTGAAGAATATGCAGCAGTACTATGACGTGGCTCGCAACTTCAATATCGTGGGTAGGGCAGGACAGATTGTACACTACGACCCTAAGAAGATACGAGACGTTGAGTTTGACATCAACATCACGGAAAGTACGGCTACTCCAGTATACAGACAGATGGCAAATGAGTTCCTTATGACTTTGTGGCAGAATCAGGCTATCACGCTGGAGCAGTTGTTGCAAGTAGGAGATTTCCCATTTGGAGAGGAGTTGTTGCAATCGGTTGCATCCAACCAGCAAGCCATTCAGAATGGTGAGACTCCACAAGGATTCTCTCCTCAGCTTCAAGCACAAGTGGCTCAGGCATCACAGAGCAATCCTAAGGCTCAGGCGATGTTGCAGCAGATGATGAGTGGTCAGGGAGTGAGTCCTGATGGACAGAACCCACCGCTCGCTGCTTAGTTTATAATTTATAGTTAATTGTTTATAGTTATGATTGCAGACAAACCAAGTGACAAGGAATGGTATGGCAATGGGAAACCTGATGCCAGCCAAGGTGGCAACCCGAATGGTGGTGTTGCTTCAGAGACCCAAGGTAGGGAGAATAAGCCCGAACTTTACGAGAATGACGTTATCGGAAAGGTGGCGAAACGCAAGGAAAGCGACATCTGGACGAGGGGTGGAGAGAAGAGAACCAGATTTAAGGACGAATAAAGAAAGGAGGTGTTTTTTATCGTAACTGTATTTGTCTGATATTCAGATAGCTACAGAAATATCTACGAGTTTATGGTGCTGCGTTTAAGATATTCGTATCTTTGCAACATCATAAACTTTTAATTTGTATAGGTATGAATTTCGTAGATTTCGTAGAAAAGTATCAGCAGGAAATGGCTCCTGAACAGATGTTGGCTATAGCTAAGGCAGTCGGCAAGTATCTCTCATGCAAGTTGAGCGATGTGGAGGAGCATCATCTTTGTGCGATGGTGTATGGTGTGTTGAGCGAAGAGCATTTTGACAAGCACTTTGCCGATGATGCTATCAGCAAGATGTGGTATGAGGATGCTGACGGAACCAAGCATACGGCTCCTTTCTTCTCGGATGATGAGATAAGAGAAGCCTTTGACAAGCATCAGGATGATATTTCTGACTATACCATCCATGATTTGGCTGTGACTATGAACCTGATGAGAAGTGACCATCATGTGATGCTGGAGCGATATAGCAAAGATGCTGATGAGTTGAAGGAAATGGTGGTTTTGATGGCTATCGAGTATCTGCAAGACCCTGACTGCTTGCATCCTACCAGCAAAATATGGCACACAATAAACGGATAAAGTAACTAATTGGGAATCATTTCTTATCTTTGCATATTATTAATAATATATAAATATAAGATATGACTCCAAATGTACGTGAAGGATTGCAATATGGTGCAGCTATAGGAATGCTAGTGAGTGGTGTTGTGCTCACCTTCCTATCATTCTTTCTCAACAATTATGTGGTGTCTGATGGTGTGCTGTGGTATGTCAGTCAGACATTGGTTTACTCTGGAGCAATATTCGGGGTAAACGTTTATTTCAAGACAAAACTAGGCAACTTTGAGAGCAAGGTGAAGGATGAACTCGCAAGTATGCTAAAACAAGTGAAGGAGGGCAAGTAATATGAAGGTAACCTGTTGGCGGAATTAAAAAAACGCCTGAAAATTAGTATATTTTTATGGAGAAAAAGTTGTGCATCTCGTTGATTTTTAGTAACTTTGTAGTGTCCAATTATAAAGTTATATATTTC